CCCTTTCACCGCAACTATATCATATTATCAAATACAAATAAACAATTTATACCATAATTAGTACTTAGTTACCACCCTCTCTGTATTTAACTAATCTTTATTAAATATAAATACTTAAATACAGAGAGGATAAAATAAAAACACCTTTTTAGAACGCCCAGTGATGATTGAGGCCTCTTCTCCTCTACCTCTTATTGCTGGGCGTTTTATAAAATGTGTTTTACTAACAATATTGGAGGTGAATCAATGGCTACACAAAAACTTATGTGCTCCTGCTGTGGGAAAGCTCAAGCTATTTCTCAGTTTTATAAATCTGAATCCTTGTTTAACGCAGCTACAGGAAAACTAACAGTCTGTAAGATGTGTCTTCAAACTGAATACAAGAAAGACCCTGAAAATTTAACACATGTACAAAACATTTTACGTATGATTGACCGCCCTTTTATTTATGATATTTGGATAGCTTCAATAGATGAAGCAAAAACAAAAGCTAAGAATGGCGATGCTAATGTTTTTGGTGTCTACATGAAAAATATCGGAATGAAAGATTTCATCTCCAAAAATTGGTCAGATAGCGAATATGATTTTGAAGAAGAACAAGAACATACAAAGAAAATGTTGCTTGCTAAAAGCGATGAAAATGTGACACAGGAAGACATTGATGAATTCATTCAGTTTTGGGGACGCGGTCTATCTATTGAGGATTATTTATGGCTTCAGAATGAGTACATAGACTTTACAAATAGATATGAATGCGACTCTAAAGGAATGGAACTGCTTATAAATCAAATTTGTCTAACAATGCTGGATATTCGTAAGCGTCGTGAAAATGGAGAGAAAGTCGACCAGCAGCAAAAAACACTCCAGGATTTATTGGGATCGAGTAATCTAAAACCAGTTCAAGAATCAGGCGCTAGCGGTGTTGAACAAGAGACCTTCGGTACATTGATAAAAAAATATGAAAACGAAAGGCCAATTCCAGAACCTGAACCTCGCTGGAAAGATCCTGATAAGATTGGTAAGTACATAAAAGTATTTTTCTTAGGCCACTTATCAAGGATGCTTGGTATTAAGAATGACTATTCAAATGAATATTGGGACGAAATGAAAAAGCACACTGTTGAAGAGCCTGTAGATGAAGAAGATGACGAGGTAAACGAAAATGGCCTCATACAGTAACTTTACAACAGATCGAAAAAAACATAGTAGAGGGATTAATCTCTTCAATAAAGGCAAGAACTTCAACAAAAAATCTAAATCAGAAAGACTGATGGATGGCATTGGTGCTTGGGCTTCTTTTTATCGAGCTAACCCCCATCGATTTGTAAAAGAATACTTAGGAATAACCCTTAAATTATTTCAATGCATTTTGATTTATATGATGGTTCACAACCATTATTTCATGTATTTAGCTAGTCGCGGACAGGGTAAAACTTGGTTAACGTCGGTGTACTGCTGTGTTCAAGCCATACTATTTCCTGGTACAAAGATAGTCATTGCTTCAGGAACTAAAGGACAAGCAAGAGAAGTTATTGAAAAAATTGATGATTTGCGAAAAGAGTCCCCGAATTTAAAACGAGAAATTGAGGACTTAAAAACTTCAACTAATGACGCAAGGGTTGAATTCCATAATGGTAGTTGGATTAAAATTGTTGCATCAAACGACGGAGCTCGCTCAAAACGTGCAAACCTTTTAATTGTGGACGAGTTCAGAATGGTCGATTTTGAGATCATTAGCAAAGTACTGAGAAAGTTTCTTACCGCTCCAAGGTCTCCAAAATATCTTGAAAAAGAAGAATATGCTCATTTAAAAGAACGAAACAAAGAAATTTACTTATCCTCCTGCTGGTATAAAGTTCACTGGTCATACGGCAGATTTGTAACCTATTTTAACGCAATGATGAAAGGATCAAAGTATTTTGTATGCGGTCTTCCTTATCAAATTGCTATTAGAGAAGGACTCCTCGATAAAGACCAAGTAAAGGACGAAATGTCTGAAGAAGACTTTGACCCCATTGGCTGGTCAATGGAAATGGAAGCATTGTGGTTCGGAGAATCTGAAAAAGCTTATTTTAAATTTGAAGACCTTGAAAAAAATCGAAAGCTCGCCTCTCCCCTATTCCCGCCTGATTACTATGACCTCATTAAAGATTCTAATTTTAAATTTGAAAACAAAAAACCTGGAGAATTAAGGTTAATTAGCAACGACATCGCTGGCATGGCAGGCAAAGACAATGACGCTAGTGTGTATACCGTTTTCAGATTAATTCCAAATTCTAATGGTTATGATAGACACATTGTTTATATGGAGAGCATAGTTGGTGGACACACAGGTTCACAAGCAACTAGGATAAGACAATTATTCGAAGATTATGCATGTGATTACATTGTGCTAGATACTCAAAGCATTGGTCTAGGTGTATATGATGCGCTTTGTCAGCCTCTATATGATAAAGAAAGAGCTAAAGAATATGAACCGCTCTCTTGTATCAATGACGAAAAAATGGCTGAACGTTGCACATATCAAAATGCTAAAAAACTCATTTACAGTATTAAAGGTAACGCTCAATTAAATAGTGAGATTGCAGTTCTTCTTAAAGATGGATTTAAACGAGGAAAAATTAAAATCCCTATTAATGAAAATGAAGGGCGAGAATATTTGAAGCGATTCAAAGGATACGAAGCCTTACCGGAAGAAACCAAGGCCAAATTTATCTCATCTTATGTCCAAATCACCTTGTTAATCAATGAAATGATAAACCTTGAAGCTGAGTACAACGATAATGGTCAAGTTAAGCTAAAAGAACCTAAGAGTAAACGGAAAGACAGATATAGTTCCGTGGCATACGGAAATTATGTAGCCACTCTTTTAGAACGGAAACTCAACAAACAAACAGAATATGACACTGATGATGATCTTGTCTACTTTTAAAAGAAATGAGGTGAAGTATGACTGATATTAAAAAAATCGATATTGAATCGGAGGAGTACAAAAAGCTGCTGAACGATTACAGCACCTATGTGTCTACTTTTGCATCTGGCTTTGTTTCTAACTTATTTTCTCAAGGTATTATAAGCGAAGTAGATGCTAAGCAGTTAAAAGAATACTTTTCTGATCCTGATGAATTTCAGGAAGAGATAGAAGATCTTGCTCAATATTTCTATATTTCAACCGCTGAGATTCATCAACTATTTGAGTTAATTGAAGCCCTCCCCACTTTGAATTATAAAATTGATTCCTTTACAAAAAGCAAGTCCTCTGATAAGCACATATCCCTTTTAAATAAAGCCCTCCATAAAGTAAAGCATAAAAGATTAACACGCGACTTGCTAAAACAAACTGCAGCAGCAGGAACACTCGTTGGAATTTGGCTAGGAGACGATAAATCCCCCTACCCTTTTGTGTTCGACAGTGTTAAATATGTTTTTCCAGCTTTCAGAAGAAACGGTGATTGGGTTTGTTTAATCGATATGGAGTATTTTAGCAACATTAAAGAGGACTATAGAAAAGAGCTGCTAAACAGCTTTTCCCCTTTCATTAAGAGTTCCGATTATGAAAACTTCCTTCAAGATCGTGAGAAATACAGATACAAGGAACTTCCTCAAGAACGGACATTTCCACTTCGAACTGGAACATTAAAAAGAAATCAGGGATTAGGTACATCATGGGTTACACCAGGATTGTATGATGTTCTACATAAAAAGAAACTCAAAGATGTTGAAAGGGCAATTGCTAATAAAATCATTAATGCAGTTGCGGTTTTAACCATCGGGACTGATAAGGGAAAAGGTGAATACACAAACCTTAAACTTCCAAAGGCAGTAAAACAAAAAGTACACTCTGGAGTTAAAACTGCTTTAGAAAAAAACAATAAAGATGGGGTTACAGTTGTTTCGATCCCTGACTTTGCAAGTTTAGCATTCCCGGATGTGAAAGCTGATGGATTAGACGGAGCCAAGTTTGATCATATCAACAGTGACATACAATCCGCTTATGGTTTATCAGGTTCTCTGTTAAATGGTGAGGGTGGCAACTATGCAACGTCCTCATTAAACTTAGATACCTTTTACAAAAGAATTGGCGTCTTAATGGAGGAAGTTGAACAAGAAGTATATCAAAAACTCTTTAATCTTATCCTTCCTGCAGGTCAAAAAGATAATTATTACATGAACTATGACAAAGATAAGCCTTTAACTCTTAAAGAAAAGATGGACATTCTCATTAAGCTTAATGATAAAGGTTGGTCAATTAAACATGTAATCGACAATATTGCAGGCGTGTCATGGGAAAGTTATTTGGAACAAACTTTATATGAAACAGATGAATTGAATCTTCAAGATAAGATAAAGCCTTATCAAACATCCTATACATATACAGGCAATGAAGCTGGATACCCTGTTGTAGATGAAAGTACTAATGAAAACACTATTAAATCTGCAACATCAAATGGAAACAGCTTACCAGACTAATTTGCAATGTTTTGAAAGGAGGTGAATAAACGTTTGGCCAAAGAGCAAAAGAAAAAAGTTTTTCAATTGCAGCTAAATGAGATAAAGAAAACAGATGATCCCACAAAACTCCCCTGCACTTTTATCATTTTTGACTTTGAGACATCTCATAACAATACAGTGATTTCTAAGGAAGTTGCCTTGGACGCCTCCCCTACTATTATCAATAAGCCTATTGTTGCAAAATATCATGAGGTTGAAGGAATCAATACAGCTACTGACGCTCTCGGATCACATGAAGCATATTTAGGCACTGATAAACACGGTGAACTTGAAGTTAAGACAGATACCACCCCAATCGGAGTGTTTACTTCTGAGGGATACATTATTGAGATCGATACCGCAGAAGGGAAAAAAGAAGTTTTGGCTGCAGATGCAGTTTTATGGAGTTCGCGATTCAGTGATGCATGTGAACTTTTGTTGGAATGGTATTCGCGGGGCATCAATATAAACACAAGCTGTGAAATTCTATACTCAAATTACTCTGTTAAAGATGGAATAGAGTACATTGAAGCACCTATTTATTTAGAAGGTCATGCGATCTTGAATTCGGAGAAACGAGGAGAACACGATATCGTCCTCCCTGCATATGATTCATCTCGCCTAGTGAGTTTTAATGAGATGCAAAAATTCGAGAAATTGGTTGCACAAGCTGCGAACCAAGAAAAACAAAAGGAAGGTGAAAAAGTGGATAAATTTAAAAAAGTCTTTGAGCTATCACATTCAGACATTAGGGCACTTATCTATAATCAGCTTGACCCAACTCTAGAATCAAACGAGGAATCCTATATTGCTGATGTGTATGATACATACTTTATTGTAAACATTTATAGCTGGTCTGAAGATAATTCTTACGACAAATATTACAAAATTAACTACGCCAAAAATGGGGATACTTTAACAATTGATTTTGACTCTAAAATAGAAGTCTTCTTAAAAAGAAACTGGGAAGAAGTTGTCCCTGAAGAAATTCAAAGTCAGTTAAATGAAAAAGACACAACAATTTCGAAGCTCTCTGAGCAATTTAATGAAATTAAGGAGAAATTTAATACAGCAAGCGAAAAACTCGTTCAATTAAATTCTGCTCTTGAAGAGCTAAAACCGTTCAAAGAACAACATGAAAAAGCTGAATTCGAAAAAAGAGTCCAAGAAAAGAAAGAATTCTACAAGTCTAAGTTTGAAGCTCTTAATGCTGAAGAGAAATTCGAAACAGAAGAAGTTCAAAATCTTATCTTGGCATCTGCAAAAGACAGCGAAGAAACTGACAAGGCAATCCTTCAATTGAATTCAATGTTGGTTGATCTTGTAGACCACGAAGCTGATCAAGATGAAGTTTTTATTAGAGAGTTGTCAAGTAAACGTGAAAAATTACTTAAAGAGGACGACTCATTTGAGTCACGCTATTCATCTTAAAATATAAAATGGAGGATTTATAAATGGCTACTAGACTACAAACTGCCCTCACAGAAGTAGGGAAACATACTACTGGTAACTTAAATTCATTAAAAATTAAAACACTTGCTCACGGTGCCAAGGTTTCAGGATCAGATATCGACAACTTTATGCTCGTGGAACTCGGTTTTGATGAAGAAGGAAACCGTATCGCAAAAAAACTTTCCAATAAAAAGCACAGAGCTTACTTAATTTCAGCTCCCGAAGTTCGTTATTTGGGCGAGTCTTTAACTGATTTCTATAACGCTAAAGGTGAACATGCTCGTATCGTTATTTTGGAACCAGGATACACACGTTTTGATGTTTCTGCTTTCTCTTTGAATGAAGGCGTCAAAGAAGTTAAACGAGGACAAGTGGCGCACTTTGATATTAAAACTGAAAAATATGTTTTAAGCGACCCTGCTTCACCTCATGCTGACTTTGCAGATTCTTCTGCTAAATTCCTTGTTGTAAACAGCGAAGATGATCTCCAGTACACAATGGGACAAAAGCTGGTACGTCTCGAAGTAATTACAGGATCAGAAACAGGCTTAGTACCTGGAACAAGTTCTGAGGCTCAAGCAAAAGCCGTAGACATTGGCGATTAATAGAACTTTAATAAACACTTATTGAAAAGGAGTACATTATATGAAACTTGACACTGTAAAAATTAAGGGCTTATTTAGCCGTGTGGTCAACAATAAGATGGAAGCCACAGATAAATCGGATATCGAAACTTATATTAAAAAAGTATTTGGTGATGGAACTGTTACTCCTGACCCTTCTATGTTGCACCAGTTTAATACGCTTGTTGTACAGCAAGCAGATGAAATTGCAAAACCAATGGTTACAAATCTAATCACTCTATTTGCAAATCACGAACAAGAGAAACCAGGGAGTCTAAAATTAATCAAAATCCCTAAGAAAAACAAAGCAAAAGTGATTTGGTCTGCTAATGGATCAGGTGTAGATCTAGTCCGAGTTGACGGTCGAGAAAATGTACCTGCTGTTCCATATACGCTATCCACTGGTTTTTATTATGAGCCACTTGATCTTGTAACTGATTCTGTCGAATATTTCAACAAATTAGTTAATGACATTGCCAATGCAAAAGTTCGATTGTATTTGGATAAAATTCATCAATTAACGGCTGCTGCTATTGCTAAAGGAAAAATCCCACCAAAAAACGTGGCTGTTGGTTCAAACCTTACATTACAAAAATATAATGAAGTTGCTTCAGTTCTTCAGCGTTATGGAGGTAGGCCAGTATTTGTTGGAGACTCGCTTCTTATTGATTACTTTGCTTTTCAGCAAGCTACAGATTCTACATATAAAAACCTTCTAACTGATGGCATTAAAAATGAGCTTCTGACTGCTTTAAACCCTACTACAATTGGAAGAACTACTGCCGTAAACCTCACAAACCCATTCACTGATGAAACTAACTCAAAAGTTGAGTTGCCTGTAAACAAAGGTTATATGTTTGCTGGTGGAGTGTCACAAAAACCATTCTCTATTGTTGAGTACGGTGGGCTTAAACAGTTAACTGAACAAGACATCGAGGATGAAAGAATTAAAATGAAAATCACTCAATCTGCTTCTGTTAACCTTCTGTTTGGTGAAGCGATTGGAATTATCGAGGAACAAGCAGCAGTATCTATCTAAGTATTTATTTTAAAGGATAAACTAGGAGGAAATTATGTCTGATAAAGTTAAATTGGCTCGTTATAGAAACACTTCTTATTTTGTTGGGTACACCGGAGATGGTGGACTTAAACAATTCACTTGGTCAGGTAGTAAAAATGGTAAGGCTGAGATCAAGGAAGTACCTAGAGATGTTGTTGACTGGTTGACAATGAATAGTGTCTGCTTTGATAAAGGTGAATTAGTTATTGTTGATGAAGATGACTCAACAAAACAAATCAAAGAATCAATTGTTGATGCGGAAGCATACACGAACAACACTCACACAAAAGAAGAAATTTCAAAGATGATTAAAACAGGTAACATTGCACAAATGAAAAATAAACTTGAAAAGATTACAGTTGACTCAGAAAAACAGTTTGTTATTGATGTTGCTTCTGAATTCAGTGATGATATCCCTGCTGGAAAACTTAAAGCCTTAGCTGAATGGATGGGTGTCGAAGATCCTTCCCTGCTCTTTGACTAGGAGGTTCAATAATGACTTCTTATGATGAAATTTGGGAGTTTTTCTTGCTAAACTGTAAAACGTCTGATATCAATTTACCTACGGAAGAATCTTTAATTTATAAATCTATAAGGAACGCAGTCCTGCGATTCAATAATAGACTTCGCGACAAAAAATTGAAGTGTAACGATGAAACTGAAACAGTAGACAGAGTAATGAACGAGGATGAATTGTTAATTCTCGTTCATTATTTACGTCTAATTTTTTTAATTAATGAACAGACTTTTTTTCAGACTACATGGCAGCCATTTGCAAAAGACGTTGGTGTTACCAACTATGGTACACAAATCAATTCATTAACAAAGTCAATTGAGAAACAAACAGCAGATATTGACCGCCTCATTATGAATGCAGAGGTGGATTACTTATGAGAGAAAAATATATTAATGAAGGACAAGTCCCCTCCTCTTTACAAGAACACTGCATAAGACTAAGTAAGAAAAACAACTCTGTTCTTTATAAAGTAGAGCAATATTTAAATAAAAAAATGCTGTCTGATATAGAACTAGTTGAAATTCGTGAAATCATTTTGGACGTGAGTGCTGAAATCGTAAGATTAGGTCAATCCCTATCTGGTGATTTAGATGAAAGACTTTAAAAATTACCATCAGATCGACGTTAATAAAAAGATTGAACATGATGGGAAATTAATTTTTCAGGCTGGTTTGAAGGGTTTTCAGTCAGAGACTGTATCAATTGATGAAAAAGAATCAGTAACATGTTTGATTACTTCGAAGTTTTCAAATGGTGATGGAATGACTAAATACATTCTTGGACTGCCCGAAGATATTTATATTGGAGGAGTCGTCAACTGGGACAGTCAAAAGTGGCTAATCACTACTTTCCCAAGCTTTAATAAAATTTATAAAAAGGCTGAAATTAGGCTGTGTAACTCCTCAATAAAGATAACTACAAATGACAGATGGATTGATTCAGACAAAATAAGCGAAGTTACTGGTAAACCAATCAAAACTAAAGTCCCTGGAGAAGTTATTGAAATCCCATGTGTTTTTGAGCGTTCAACATCTATAAATGGGACTGATCTAGCCGTCAACCTTCCTGATGGACAAGCAAACATTACAATTCCAAACGTAAAAAATGACAAAATTAAAATTGGACTCGCTCTCTCATTTTTCGGTGAGGATTATCTTGTTAATGATATTGATTATTCTAAAGTTTATGAAGATCATGGCACAATAAAATTAATTGCCAAAAAGAAAGTCCGAGGTGAAGACAGTGCATGAGTAACATGGTCGAACACATGACCAAGATTTTCAGAACATTGATTGACGATTCAGATCTCAACAGGCTTCTATATTATAAGGACACTCCCCTCTCCCCTGAACTCCCAGATGTTCAGGATTTAGAAGGATATTATGTTGAAACTACTGTTGAAGAGAATGGTAACTCCCGCATTGTCCCCCCTATTTTTAATACGATCTTCAAAAGAGCTCCGAAAACTGACGATATCACTGACACACCAATCTGCAGAGTCTGCATGTATCTGGGAAGTGGTTTATCAAGGCCCTCTAATCAAAGCTATTTGCTTATGGATCAAGACCTTCACATTGATGTCTACACTCATATCGAGACATATGAAGAAA